GCGTGTCGTATTGACAGCGTAATTACGGGTGTGGTTTACTTGTCCTACAAGCTCAGGAAGGGGCTAAAATGACAAGCAACGACTACTACACAAAGTACTACGGAGATCTCGTCGGTGCGACGATTCTCTCATTCACTGGTATGCAAGACGACGGCAGTGGTGGCGACGGGTTTCCGTCTTTCTTGGTTCGATTTAAGGACGGCGAAGTTGGCGCTATCCAAATCAGCCAAGACCCTGAAGGTAACGGCGGTGGCTTCGTGTTCGGTTTGAATACAGAGGTGGTATAATGATAACAAAGTCAAAGAAGTTCAAAGGCACTTGGTTAGACCGCACGGGCGTCTCTTGGGAGTACCGACGAGGCAAAGGCACCAACAGATTGGGCAAGCGAGTAGTCTGTCACATGTGGGCAGATTCTCAGACTTTAGAGATGAGGCTGGTCAAAGGCGATGGTCGCACAGACGACTTCATTGTCTATGATGAGCACGAAATCAAAGACGGCACCGAGAAAGACGCCGACCGCCTAGCCACTTATTGGCTAGACCCAAACGGCACACCAACTGTGATTCGGGTGGCGCGATGAGTACACAAACCGAATTGAAGTTCATCTACGAGCGCGGGAGCATGTTCTGCGCTACTTACGAGCAACACGACTATGTCCACGGCTATGACCCTGACTCGCTATTGGGCGATTGGTATCAATGTAAGTTCTGCGATGATTTTCAGGTCGGCTGATGGGAGCAATTAAAGCCGAGTTTATCGACATGCAGGACGAGATGAACGCAGTCGCTAGGCAGCTATATTTCGCCACCGAGGACGGCGACCCCGAGTTGATTTACGACACTTTGGTTGAGTGCACCGCTAAATTGGCGGTGGTCACCCGTCGCTATCACAACATGTGGTCCAAATGAGCGAGCCGATACTCGAAGACGACGTGGCTCGTGGGTATGGCGACGTTTGTGAGAACTGCGAAGAGATGGCGCATTTTTGTATTTGCTTTGAGCCCGACACCATGGAAGAGGCAAGGTTTGAGACATGAACGGCGCCCGAGAATACCTAAGAGCATTCCCCAGCGCTCGTTGCGCTGTTGGGAAGCATGACGAATGTACCAAAGTCGCCCATATGGGCGCATTTCCCAACCGTCGCCGCCCGTGCGACTGTGATTGTCACGAAGGAGACAAGGAATGAACATAATACAAACAAACCGAGGAGCGTGGCAGATATCGGCTCCTGTAACGAATGGACATGACACTTGGGTCGAAATTGCGACCTTCTATGATATTGGTGAAAAAGAAGCAATCGCTCGTTTTTACAATGGAGTGTGGAACTCGGGTTGGACAGTGGCAGAATGAGCCTTAAAGCCAAAGAGAACACAGACCTCAAGAAGTTGATGGATTGGCACGTTAAAGAGGCCAACAAATGCAACGCAGACCGCGAGTTTCACATTTGGGCGGTTACGCTGATTTCAATGATTAGGGAGATACGATGAAACTCACCAAAAGAGGTAAGCGCGTTCGCGCTGTTTTAATACTGGCGGCAGTTGTCGCCTTTTACTATGTTAGTTCGCACGTTTGGTGGGTTGGCGACGGCTACTGTTGGGGCGAAATAACAGAATGCTATTGGGGAGATAAATGAGTAAAGAGACACCTATCCGCACAGTTCGAGTGAATGACAAGCTATGGTTCAAGGCGAAAGCCCAAGCCAAACGCGACGACACTACCGTGTCCGAAGTCATCAACCAAGCACTGCGCGAGTTTATTAGCAAGAAGTCCGCATGATTGGGCGCTACACCTCAAAAGAGATGGCGGCCGTTTGGTCGGACGAGGCTAAATACACTATTTGGGGCCAAATAGAACTTGAAGTAATGAAAGCGCAGGGCAAGCACGGGGTTGTTGACCCTGATTTGTGGCGTGCGCTTGAAATGACCACGTTGCCGACAAAGGCCGAAGTGGCAAAGCAAGAAGTAATTCTGAAGCACGACGTGATGGCCTTTCTTGAGGCTTGGCGCCTAAACACTGAGAACCGAGAGATTCATCGGTGGCTTCATTACGGCTTGACCAGTTCTGATGTAGTAGAGACGGGACAGGCGGTTCTGCTGAGCGAGTCTAACTGGCTCATCGCAGATGCTGGCTACCAGCTGTTGGAAGCCTTGATTCTGCACGCTTTTAAATATAAAGACACTAAACGAAGCGGTCGGACCCACGGCCAGTTCGCAGAACCAACAACGTGGGGTTATCGGGTCGCAGACTTTGCGTTCGCAATCAATCGGGGGCTCGAACGCTTGGCGCAAGTTTGTGGCGGTGTTCAAACTGCGCACATTTCGGGGCCACTAGGCAATTACGCCCACACCCCAAGGAGTGTCGAGTTGGACGTTGCCAAGGTCTTAAGCCTTGCCGTGCCCGATAGTGCCACCCAAGTGCTGATGAGAGACTCGCTTGGCGCTTGGGCATACTCGCTTGCCAATTTAGTGAGCATTTGTGAGGCATTTGCGCTCGAAGTTAGACATGGTCAGCGCTCTGAAGTAAGCGAGATATTCGAGGGCAGGACTGTGGGACAAGAAGGTTCTAGTTCGATGCCACACAAAGAGAACCCGATTACAGCTGAAAAAATATGCGGGTTGGCTCGAATGGCGAGAGCCTATGTCATGCCAATCACCGAGGGCATCGCTTTGTGGCACGAACGAGACATTAGCCACTCATCTGTCGAGCGAATAGCATTGCCCGACCTTTGCGCCATCACAGAACATGTCTTGCAAGAGACTTGTGAAATGGTCAAACATCTGCGCATCAACGAGGCTGGAATGAGGTACCACACTTACCAAGGCAGCACTACAATGCTTAACAAATACATCAAAGAGGGCATGACTCGCAACGAAGCCTACCAAGCGGCCAAAAATGGCACCCGTGAGGATTGCCCGCCAGCTGACACCCAACACACTTGGGACTTATTGGCGATGCTCAAAATGGGGCTTGACGAAGCCCGACTCATGAACGGCGTGTCGTTGCCATGAAAGCGTCATCGCGGTGTGCTATACTTAACTACTTACGGGGGAAGGAACCACGATATGTATAGTTTCAAACACGCGGTCCGAGTAGAGACCGACAACAACTGGTCGAGACAGCTCTCGGCTATCTTACAGGAGCCACTGCCACCCCAAGCAACATTCGAGGGGGAAAACGTTCATGGCAAATGGTTCAAAGTCAAACTACCTGCAAGCGTTTGGGCGCTTGCCGTCAAAACAGGCAGCAGCACCACGGTGGGGGTTTACCACTCGCCATACGCTGCCGATTTTGAACTGAAAGAGGCACTAAATGGCTCGCAGAAAAAAACCAAAGTCTAAGATTGATGCCCAATGGATAAAGTTCCAGGCAGCCTTCTCGCGGAGCAACACCCAAGAGTCCTTTTCCGTCAAGCTAACGCTAGCGCTCGGTGTTATAGCCGTCCTAGCGTTGGTTTTTTGGATTCTTGGGTGACCAGCTCTCGCGTCCAACGGGGGTATCAGTCTCAGCGTTTAGTTGCTGAGTATTTTAAAATCAACGGCTGGCCCTATGCAGAACCTGCAGGGTCAGGCCGTTCAGGCACCGACATCACTGGGGTAATAGGGGTTGATGTCGAAGTAAAAGCGAGGCGAGGCATTAAAGTCGCCGAAGCTATGAAGCAACTCCGAGACCGCTACAAAGACGGTGTTTTGCCAGTGGCAATACTACGTTTAGACGGTCAAGGCGAGGCTCACATCGCGGATTGGCCCGCCATCGTGCCACTCCATGTATTCATCGACCTATTGAAAGCGGCGGGTTATGACAAACCAAAGTTTGACTAATCTGTCCGAAAGGAGCGCCAATGCGCCCATTAACACGAAACCTTTTGACGATAGTGGGGTCATCGCTTGCGATTGCGGTGATATCGAATGCTCTAACAGCACAACCAGCCAACCCGATTGTCTATGCCAAACGACCACCTCTGATGCAAGTGGACGGGAAGGCCGTGGCTCGGGAGCTGCTTACAGACAAGCAATTTCGGTGCTTCTCCCAGCTCATGGGCAAGGAGAGCGGCTGGAATCCAAAGGCCAAGAATCCGACCAGCACTGCGATAGGTGTGGGTCAACTTCTTGAGGCAACTTACAAAAACCTCGGCATGAAGCACTCAAAAGCTGAAGTGCCACAAGTGGTTGCAGCGCTCGCCTACATCGGGCGCAAGTACGGCTCAGCAGGACCTTGTGGCGCTTGGCGTCACTGGCAGAAGAAAAACTGGTACTAGGGGGAGCATGAACGCATTTGATAAAGAGAAGCCGAAGGTTGATTTGCCTTTGGACACTGCGGCTTGGATTACGCTTTACCGCAAGACCCAAGCAGATATCAAGGCACTCGAGGAAAAGCTCGAGCAAGCCAAGAGCAAGATTCAAGAGAGTATGGGCGAGAGCGAGGTCGGTCTGATTGACGGCCGAGTGGCAGTTCGTTGGACTAAGGTGACAACCACAAGACTGGACGTCGCCAAAGCTAAAGAAGTGCTTGACCCGACCATTTACGCATTTTTGTCTCGTGAGAGCACGTCTCGCAGATTCACTTTGGCGGACCCTGATGTCGATAATTGAGCCGATAGTGCCAACCCCTGATTGGGGGCGACAACCAAACGTGCCCGACCACGAAATCTATGAGGACGATGACGAATGACATACGCCAAACTATTCAGCGATTCAGAGGAGTACGCTAATGCAGTCCGCGATGTCGTCATTCAAGCAGGCATCTGGTCACCAAGAGCTGGACAAATCCAAATCGGTCCCAGCGAAGTCGGTCACAAATGCACTCGCCGTTTGGCATACAAGCTCCTTGACTGGGAAAAGCCCAACGCGATGCAGGGCGGCTCTTGGGCTGCACAAGTCGGAACGGCTATTCACGCGTACTTGGCAGAAGTCTTTGGCAAGCGCGAAGGATTCCTCATCGAACAGCGAGTCACTATCCGCGGCAATCTTGCAGGAACCGTTGACCTTTTCGACGTCAAAAACGGTGTGGTGCTCGATTGGAAAACGACGGGTGCGACTAAACTGGCCAACTACAAGAAGTTCGGCGCCGACCAACAACAAATCATTCAAGTCCAGCTCTACGCTTATGGACTTGCGCAACAAGGAGCTGACGTCAAGAAAGTGGCACTCTGCTACTTACCAACTTCAGGTTCGCTCACAGATATGGTCATGGTCATGCACGACTATGATGAGCAGGTTGCGCTCGACGCTCTCGCTCGCATTGACGCCATTCATGCCCTATTGGCCGCAGTGGACGTTGAAGCTAATCCCGAGTTTTGGAGTCAAATACCCGCAGAGGCAGACCGTCTTTGCGCTTGGTGTCCATACTTCAAACCTTTCAGCAAGTCTCTCGAGGACGGTTGCCCAGGTGACACTGCCTGAGAAAACCATCAACGACATCGTCAAAGAGATGATGGAGTCTGCTGATGAGGAACCCACCACCACCACCAACCAACAGAAAGCAGGGGAATAATGGAAGCATTTGCTTCACCAGCCGCCGCGAGCGCTGGTCCAAAGCCAGCTGACCTTCAGGGCCAGTTGCTTATCTTCAAACCTATCGAATACCGCTCAGGTATTGAGACGGTCAATGGTCCAGCTGACGCCATCTCGTGCGACGTCATCAACTTGGACACAGGAGAGACGCACAGCGATGTGCTCTTTTTCAATATCGCAATTCGCAATGCACTTCGCCCACTTATCGGGCAGCGTGTGCTCGGTCGCATTCAACAAGGAGTCGCCAAGCCTGGCAAGACTGCCCCATGGATAATCGCCGACGCATCGCAAGACCCTGCAGCCATTGCAAAGGCCGCGGCTTTTAAGCCTGGCACAGCATCAGCAGCAGCACCAGCAGCGGCGGGTGGCGTGCCACCTGAGGTCGCAGCTCTACTTGCCCAACTCGGGGCAAAACAACTCTAGGTTTCTTAGAGGAGCATCCTTCCACTCGACTCTAAGGAAGGCGCGGTGTTGCAGGCGTGAGAAGGGGAAGCTCACCAACCTAGGCAACGTCAGGTGCAAGTCCTGACACCGCACGCAAGGCACTATGAACGGGGGAGTGTTAAAATGATTAAACTGAGATGGCCGATTGTCATTGAGAAAAAGCGCAAGACCATACAGACGGTTGACTGCTTTCATTGTGGTAGGCAATTCTTTGTTGTGGTCGAGAACCTGCGTGCCGCCAACTTTTGTAGCCAGTGCCGATGAGCCTTACAGCCGTCTCGTTGTTTGCAGGCATTGGTGGGTTTGAACTCGCCATGGAACGCGTTGGTATTGAGCCAGTCGTGTCTGTGGAAATCGACAAAAAAGCAAGTGGAGTGCTGGCCCAGCATTTCCCAAAGACTACAATCATGGGCGACATCAAGGGGGTGTCAGGTGCAGATTTACTCAGTGCAGGATTTAATCCAACAAACGGAATTATCACTGGCGGATTTCCATGCCAAGACCTCTCAGTCGCAGGCCGACGAGCTGGCTTGGACGGAGAGCGTAGCGGACTCTTTTGGGAAATCCACCGACTTATCGCAGAAACCCAAACGAAGTGGTTCGTCCTCGAAAACGTCCCTGGTCTCTTGTCATCTAACAGCGGACGGGATATGGGAATCGTCCTCGGGTCGTTGGCAGAACTCGGGTATGGGCTGTCTTACAGGATTCTTGACGCTCAGCACTTTGGAGTCGCCCAACGACGCCGCCGTGTCTTCATTGTCGGACGTTTTGGAAACGACTGGCGAACACCTGCAAAAATACTCGATATCGGCGAAGGCCGCAGAGGGTATCATCAGAAGGGCATCGCGAAGGGGCAAAGTGCTCCCGCCGAAGTTGATGCGAGCGCTGCTACAAGCTTCGGGCAAACAGGATTCTCAAGGTATTCTGAAGGCGTCACCACTCTAACCCACACGCAACACAAACGTCCCGAGGACAACATTGTCGTCGAACCATATGTCAAAATAGTCAGGTCTGGCGAGCGCGACGCTGAGGGCAATCTACCAGCTGAAGTTTGGGCAGAAAGACAGACCGCGCCGACTTTGAATCTAATGGACAACACTGGTGAGTCTCGGGCGACAGTGATTGTGTTCAATCCACACAAAGAAGACGGTGCTCGCGTGCAGGGAGATGTTATTAACACGTTGACGGCTCTCATGGGGACGGGCGGCAACAACGTCCCGATGCTTACAGCTACCTCAGCCATTCGCCGTTTAACACCAGTAGAGTGCGAGCGCTTGCAGGGGTTCCCCGACAACTGGACACAGATTTCAAACGGAAAACCGCAAGCGGATAGTTCACGTTACAAACAAACAGGCAACGCAGTTGCAGTCCCAGTCGTGCAGTGGATTCTTGGAAGGATAGCGCTGAGTGAGTAATATTGAAGTCTTAACCGCGGCGCTGCGTTTTGCAGCTGTTGGCTGCTCAGTCGTGCCAGTTATGGCAGACGGTTCTAAGCGCCCTGGCATTGGCCAGTGGAAAGAATACCAACACAAGCTGCCAACAGTTGAAGAACTCCAGGCTTGGTTCAAAGATGCAAAAGGCGTCGGCATCATCACTGGCAAGATTTCGGGCAACCTTGAAATGCTTGAGGTGGAAGGTCGCGCAGTCGCGGACGGTATCCACACCCAAATCAAAGACATGGCGACTGAGATTGGGCTCGAGGAGCTTTGGCAACGACTAAACGAGGGCTACTGCGAGATGACCCCGTCAGGTGGCTTGCACTGGCTTTATCGAATTGACGGTGAAGTGCCAGGCAACACCAAGTTGGCGAGACGACCTGGCCCAAGCGACACCGTTGATGTACTTGCCGAGACCCGCGGTGAAGGTGGCTTCGTGGTTGCAGCCCCAAGCGGCGGGTCTTGTCACCCATCAGGTGGTTCTTGGTCTTTGATTTCGGGCTCGATTGAGACGATTCCAACGATAACCACAGACGAGCGTGAAAGTCTCCATTCCTTATTTAGATATTTCGACCAACTTCCAAAGGCTTCAGTGGTGGCTTCAGAGGTCACAGAGAGGCATCGAGAAGCGGGTTCGACACTCCCAGGCGACGACTACAACGAGCGTGCCACTTGGGACGAGCTTCTCTTGCCACTGGGTTGGACTAAGGTATTCGCAAAGGGTCAGACCGTGGCTTGGTGCAGACCAGGCAAAACGGGCGGCATCAGCGCCACCACCAACTATGAAGGCTCGGACTTGCTATTTGTCTTCAGCACCAGCACCATCTTTGAAGCAGAGCGCGGCTATAGCAAGTTCGCGGCTTACACTCTCATTGAACACGGGGGCGACTTCCATAAGGCAGCGTCTGCGCTCGCCGCGAAGGGCTTTGGCTCAGGCAGTTCCAGCAGCTTGCAACCGATTGACATTTCATCACTTATGGAAGTGCCAGCGCCCGAGCCAGGCGTGGTAGCACTACCTGAGCCCGAACCCGACACCAGCTGGCTGCCTAGACCAGTCGAGTTTGACGAGGACGAGACCGAGCCTGGACCGACAGTGCTTTACAGAACAGATGGGCAGTGCCTTCTTTATGCAGGCAAAGTCAACGCCATTTTCGGCGAATCTGAATCTGGTAAGACATGGGTAGCGCTTGAAGCCGTGCGTCAACAACTAGTACAAGGCAACAAAGTCTTTTATATCGATTTTGAGGACTCAAAGCGTGGCATTCGTGGCCGCTTGAAGGCACTCGGTGTCCAGCGCGAACAGTTCGAGCGCTTCAAGTACGCCAACCCTGACGGCAGCTACAACGAAGTGGCACAGCAAGCGCTTCTTGGTGCGATTCGCGACTTCACACCCAACCTGATTGTGGTGGACGGTGTTAACGCCGCCATGAACCTGCTTGGGCTTGACCTTGAAAAGAACAAAGACGCCACCCAGTTCAGTCAGGTGGTATTGAGGCCACTTCGTTTGTGGGGAGCTGCCATTTTGACCATTGACCACGTCACAAAGTCCAAGGACAACCGAGGCAACTACGCAATCGGCGCACAAGCCAAGCGTGCAGATATTGATGGCGTGGCCATTGCTGTGGACGTTTCGATGCCATTTGGCCGAGGCTCCAACGGCAAGCTCAACCTTAAGATCACCAAAGACCGCCCAGGCTTTGTCCGCGGCATCAGTCAAGAGGCTTCTTATATTGGACACGTTGATTTGATATCACAACCCGACAATCGCATTGAGATTTCACTGGTTGGCGGTCAGACTGGCTTCACAGCTCATGAGTACCTGATGAGAAAGGTCTCAGAGTTCATGGAGACCCATGGGGCAGAACTATCCACCAATCAAATCGTCCAAGCGATTGAAGGCGGCACCGACCAAATCAAGAAGGCGCTTGCCCAACTTGAAGGGCAAGGCTACCTTGGAATCAGAGCCCAAGGCCAAGGTCGCTATTACACACACCTAAAGGCATATACACTAGGGGTTCCGCTACCATTTCAGGGGGTGCTGAGTGGCGACCTATGAGTTTAAGTGTGGAGTGTGCCAAATGACCCTGTCGGTTGACGGCTCAGTGCATGGCGAGACCGTGGCGCCCTTGTGTTGTGGCCAGCTGGCTGATAGAGTGTGGTCCTCTCCAGGGGTGGTTTTTAAAGGAGACGGTTGGGGGTTTCAGAAATGACATTGAACTTGACCGACTTGACCGATATTGACCGCTTCACTATCGGTCAAGTAGGGGCAAGAGGCGACCGAAACTTGACCGACTTCGCCCCCCCCTATAAGGGGGGGCGGTCGGTGAAGTCGGTCCGCAGTTCAGGTGGTGAGTCCCATGCGTGAGTTTAGTAGTTTGGATTTTTTACAAGATAAACCAGCTGTACAGGATTTCTGTCGTGTTTGTGGAGCTGCGCTTTGGAAGGCGCAGTGGTGCGGTTTTTCGGTGTTTTCGGACTGCACCCCCATTGACATCAAGACAGAGATAGAGTGCTTACTCAGTAAGCGCCCTACATATGGCGTTTCTAGGTGGCGGCCCAGCTTCTACCTAGAGCGCCGCTCAATGCTCAACATACACAAGCAATACGAGTTCATACTCGCCAAACATCTTTGCGGTTCAGCCCAGACCACAAAGGAGCACCCAATCTACTGGGCAGCACTACAAACAACAGAACCTAACTTCTAAAAGGGGGAACAAATGGCAGGACGTCTTATCGCCGTAGTCGGCGGTCAATATGGTAGTGAAGGGAAGGGCGCCGTAGCAGGCTACCTATCCGCAACCTCAGAGGCTCCATTTATGGGAATCCGAGTTGCAGGGCCAAATGCAGGACACACAGTTATCGGCAAAGGACCAAATGGCGAGGAGTCATACGCATGGCGACTTCGTTCAGTTCCAGTCAACGCAGTCACAGCACCTGAGTCCGACTTAATAGTCGCAGCAGGGTCTGAGATTGACATTGAAGTCTTCAACCGAGAGCTTGCAGAACTAGACCAAGCTGGATACCAGGCCAGTTCACGCATCATTGTGGACGACCAAGCCACAATCTTGGAGCCACGCCACCACGACATCGAAAACGCAGACGGCATTCAAGCCCGAATCGGTTCGACTAGCAAAGGCATTGGCGCTTCACGTGCCGACCGCATCATGCGCAAAGCTACTCTATTTGGTGGCGGAGTAGATACTTCAAAGGTTATTCGCGAGCACCTACAACGAGGCGGCACTGCACTTATCGAAGGCACACAAGGCTACGGCCTTGGACTGCACGCAGGACTTTACCCGTTCTGCACAAGCCAAAACTGCAGAGCCGTTGACTTCTTGTCTCAAGCTGGCATCAGCCCGTGGGACCGAGCAGTTGATGTCTTTGATGTTTGGGTGACTGCACGAACCTACCCAATCCGAGTCGCTGGCAACTCAGGACCGCTAGAGAATGAGACCAGTTGGGAGCAGCTAGGACTTGAAGCAGAACGCACCACAGTGACACAAAAGATTCGTCGTGTTGGCCACTTCGATTCTAAGCTGGTTCGAGATGCAGTTGTTGCAAACGGTGGAGCGCCGACAGTCAAAATCGCACTCACCATGTTTGACTACATCTTTCCTGAGCTTAAAAACCAAGACCAGATTGATATTTTGTCTGATGAGCAAGCCAAATACATCACAGACATTGAAAGCGCAACTGGCGCAAGCGTCAAGCTAGTTGGCACAGGTCCTTCAACGATGGCGTGGGTGAAATAATGTCATTTGAAAAGTGGGAAGATGTGGCAGCCGCGTTCAGGCACGCACCACAAGCTGAAGGCTCACCCACTGTGCAAGACCTTGCCAACTGGTGGCTTGACGAGACCAAGTCAGAGCTGGACTCTGTCATACCCAAAGCAATCGAGTATGGCAGTGCTGACCTCAAAGTCATCGGTTTTGCTCTTAGCCAAATGATTGGCGAGCCAAAGGGTGTCACACATGACGAACTTGGCATTGCTTTCTATGTACTAGGCAAAGTCGCACGCCTTGTTGGTGGCTATGCTGATGGGCGCTTGCCTTCAGATGACACATGGCACGACATCGCTATTTACACCAAAATGGCACAATACGCACGTGAACACAACGGCTGGGGCGGGTTTGTCAAGTGATTGTCTACCTAGCCGCGCCGATTGATTTTGATGCAGGGTCGCAAGTGACTCGCACCAAAAATGAAATCAAAAAGCACTTCAAAGACCAAGACTGCGCTTGGGTGTATGACCCAGCTGGAGCTTGGAACGCACCAAAAGACCTTGTGCCCGATGAGTTCGTGCACTGGGCCAACTTGAAGGTGCTTGAAGATGCCGACCTTCTTGTGGCCGTGTTGTTGAAAGATGTGTTCACAATCGGCACAATCGTTGAAATCCAACATGCTGTTGACAGTGGCATTCCAGTCATTGTCATCGGCGATGTCGGAATGAACAGCGTCGCACTCGCTGCACTAGAAGTGCAAACCTACGAATCTATTAAAGAATGGAGTGAATATGGCAGCCCTATTGTACCGCGTACTGACGCCGACTGGTTTAGCGCCAACTAAAGCATACGCAGACGACGCTGGTTTCGATTTGTATTGTGATGCGGAGTTATTAATCGAACCGCACACTTTTGTGGACGTTCCACTTGGTGTCGCAATCAAAGTACCCGAAGGCACGTGGGGCTTGTTAACAGCTCGCTCTAGCACGCTGCGCAAACACGGCCTCATGGTGGCACAAGGTGTCATCGACTGTGGCTACACTGGTCCGCTTTTTGCGGGCGTTTGGAACATGACTGATGAGCCAGTCAAAATCGAACCAGGCATGCGCTTGGTGCAGTACATTCTTATGACAAATGCTTCTCTTGATGTGGACGCACAAGAGGTGAACGAACTTCCCAAAACCGACCGTGGCGCTTCGGGTTTTGGGAGTTCAGGTGTCTGAGAAACCTCTTATTGAAACCGCTCAGGAGTTGAGAGACTTGGCCACTTGGTACAAAGACCTAGGCACAGAATTGGAGCCTGGTCGCGTCGGCGAGCGCACTAGCCACTCTGTTCCTGGCCCTCGCCTTCCAGTTCGTGTCGATGTGCTTGATGCCATTTTGGACATTAAAACTGATACACTAATGTGGGAAGCCGAGCTTAGGCTTGAGCTTAACCAAGGAGCTGTGACCAACAACGACACAGAGCGTTCGTTATTTTGGGTCGCAAACGCTGTTGCGCAGTGGCCGACTGACAATCGGACTAGATTGATTGAAGAAATCAGTCACTCCACATCAAAACGGCACAATCAGGTGAAAATCCTGTTGGGATTGGAGCAGAGGCCCTTGACGGCAAGACTAAGATGTCCGCATTGTGCAAAAAGCTTAGTAATCAAGCTGGACCAAGGGCTTCTGCTCTGCCGCAATCACAACTGCAGATGTGCAGCAAGCGATTGCGACTGCACTAGAGGAAAGGGTCACTCATGGACCGAAACAGATTGGCCTCGGTTGGGGCTGCTACTCGACACGCCGAAAGTTGACTGAGTTGTGTTGGTCACACGAATGGTTCTCGATGTGGTAGAATTATCCCCTTGGGGTAGATTTGTATTTCTAAGGGCGATATCATGGGCCTAACCGTTTCAATGTCAATCGGTGCTTTACAAACCGAACTAGATACAGACCAAGACCTCAGCTTTGATGCAATCGAATCCATACTAACCAGGGCCGTCAGGTCCACCCTTGACGCGTATATGTCTTTGCCCCCTGAGGAAAGAATGCGCGTCATCTATGACGTTTTTAGTGGACACGATGACGAGGACGATGACTAAGCCTTGTGTTGATTGTGGCGTCTTAGTACGCGACTGTTCACGTTGCCTCAAATGCCATGCCACCTATAGGACCTCTAAATTGTCAGCTAGCAAACGCGGCTATGACAGCAAATGGCGTCGTTTATCTAAAGAATTAAGGCGATTGCAGCCTTGGTGTTCGTTTTGCGGCCTAGCGGCCGACCTCACTGTTGACCATATAGTACCCCTATCTATGGGGGGTAGTAATGAAGTATCCAATCTAAGGGTACTGTGTCGCAGTTGCAATTCAGGGCGATGATACGCGTTTAAACGCAGTATCCCCCCTGGCATTTTTCCACCCCCCCTCGAAGTTCGAAAAGCGACGGGATTAGAGAC